AACTTTCGAAGAAGAGTTTGGTGGATATTCAGGCAACGGCTGGACAGGTCATTCAACAGTCGGAGTCTTGGCTCACGCAATCACTCAAGTCGAAAAGGGTGGATACATTCCTTCAGGTTCAGGCATCTCTACTAAGTCTTTAGTTTGGGAATACCTTGGCGGTGGTTTCCACGCTAAAAACAACTGGAAAGAATATGTAGGAGTAAATCCAACTGAGGTTGAATATGAAAAGGCTAGAGAGTTAATCGAGTACGGCAAGAACTTTGAAGGCGAATCTAGTTACGCTGAGAATGTCAGAGTCGTGTGCGGTTTGGAATATCAGACCCACAGCACAGTTGGAATCTTGGTTTCAATCATCAGAGCAAAGCAAAAGAGCCAAGAGCAGGAAGTTGCTCGTCAAGAGGCTAAGGTTTACAAGGCTGAGCAATTCGCTCCAACAGGCGAGCGCGTAGAGTTAGAGGTTACAGTTCTTAGCGAGAACACCTTCGAGACTCAGTTCGGCTGGACAACTCTTTACACATTCGCAAGCGGTGAGTACCAGTTCAAGTGGTTTGCTTCAAGCGGTACTAACTTACAAGTTGGAGACAAGGCAGTCATCAAGGGAACAATCAAGGGTTCCGATGAGTACAAAGAAACCTTCTCAACATTGATTACTCGTTGCAAGGTTCTTCAGATTGCCGAAAAAATAGCCTGATACACTAGACCTACTGTGCGCTAGTCGCCCGAGTTTTTCGTCTCTTCCGTGTCCGAGTGACCTGACGGTTACTTGGGTTACCCATGTGCTGTCACGGAGGAGGTTTGAATGGCTCGTTATAGAGTCTTACAGGGTATTGATTACCCACCAAACAAACGCGCCGAGGCTGGAAAAATCGTTGAAGATTTACCAGCAGTCTCGGTCAAATGGCTTTTGGAATCAGGCATTATCGAAGATGCTGACAAGCCAACAACAAAAATCGAAGAGCCTGTAAAAGAAGAACCTATTGTCGAATCAATAGTCGAGAAGGTTGAAGAACCTATTGTCGAAGATGGTTTTGACGCTGATGCCACAGATATTGATGGCGATGGATTCTTACAAGACGGCACCCCACATCAACGCCCAGTTGAGGAGAAATAATGCCTACATTCCGCCACGGTAAAAATGTCAATGTCTTTCTTGATGAGTATGACTTTTCTACTTACTTTAACAATGTCAGCGCTTCAACAACCATTGATACCGCTGAAACTAGCGCCTTTGGTACAAGCGCAAAAACCTATGTTCTAGGTCACCGCGATGGAACAGTCTCTTTATCAGGGATGTTCGAAGCAACCGAATCAACTGGAACTGACCAATACTTTGCAAGCGCTCTTGGTTCAGCCACAAAAATTAAATTGATTGTTGCTCCTGAAGGTCATTCAAATGGCGCTGGAGCAATCTTGCTACAAGCAGACGATACATCTTACGAGGTCTCAAGTGCCATCGCAGATATTGTCCAAGCAAGCGCAGAATTCCAATCAACAGATGCAGTTGAACACGGGAAGATTCTTTCTTCAGGTTCGGCTGTAACCGCGACTGGAAATGGAACGGGCGTAGATAACACCCTTGCAACCACTAATGGTGGCGCAGGTTTTCTATCCGTTCCAGTAAACACCCGTAATGGAAACATCACAGTAAAAATCCAACACTCAGCAGATAACTCAACTTTTGCTGACTTGGTAACTTTTACCGTGGTGAGCAGTACAACCAAAACTTCTCAAAGAGTTGAGGTTGCTAGTGGTACAACAGTAAATAGATACCTACGCGTGAACTACACAGTCGCAGGTTCGTCAGGCTCGGCTACCCCTGTGGTGGCTTTTACTAGGAGGTAAAAAACAATGCCTACATTTCGTCATGGTAAATCCACCGTATTCAAGGTAGACAACTCAGGTGGAACTCTTACCGATATTTCAAACACACTTACAGATGTGTCATTCCCACAGTCAGTAGACACCGCTGAAACTTCAACTTTTGGAAGTTCTGCAAAGTCTTATGTAGTTGGTTTGACAGATTCAACACTCAGCGTTTCAGGAAACTTTGATGCAACAGTTGATGCTCACTTGGCTGGAGTTCTAGGTCAAGCGGCGTCTCTTTCATTCGAGTACGGTCCTGAAGGCTCAACAGCAGGTTATGTAAAGTACACAGGAGAGGCATACCTTACTTCTTACGAGAAGAGTGGTGCTATCGGAGATGTAGTGTCATACTCTGCTGAATTCCAAGTGACAGGTGCCATCACACGCGGTACCTATTCATAATAGGAATTGATTCAAAAAAACTTAATAAATTATCGTGACCAACCTAGTGTCCCAAGGAGAATGAAATGACAGATTTACGCGGAAAGATTTTTGCGGCTGACGATATTACGAAGGAATTAGTGGAAGTCCCTGAATGGGGAGTTGCAGTAGAAATTCGTTCTATGACAGCAGGGCAAAGAGCAACACTTACTGAAGGAGCAACCTCCGCAGATAAAGTGGATGTTTCCAATATGTACGCAAAGACTGTTATCGCAACCGTGTTTGACCCTGAAACGGGTCTACCAGTCTTTACAGAAAAAGACCGTGAAGCCATCCTTTCAAAGAATGGTTCAGTCATTGAGCGTTTGGCAACAAAGGCTCTCGGCAGTTCAGGTCTAGGTGAAAAGGCGGTAGAAGAGTCTCAGGCGCGATTTCCTGAAGAATCCTGAGAGACGGTTTCTTTTTGAATTAGCAGAAAAGTTAGGTCGGACGGTGGGTGAACTTCTTTACGGAAGTGAAACCCACCGCCCACTTAGCAGTATGGAATTAACTGAGTGGAACGCGTTCTATCTTCTCAAAGAAAAAGAGCGCGAGAAAGCCGAGAGAAGAGCAAAGGCTAGGAGATAAATGGCTGAGTCACCAACCATGGAAGTCCGCGCTCGGTTATCGGCGGACTCAGCCCAGTTTACTCAAGGCATGGACAGAGCCGTTAAATCGGCTAATGAGTTTCAACAGGCTTCATCTAAATTACAATCGGTGTTGCCTCGGGTGCGGCGATGGCTGGACTTATCGCTTTTGGAGTTCAATCTTTTAGAGCGGCCGCAGAAGTTGAGCGTTTAGATTTAGCACTTGAAGCAGTTGGAGCATCTAGCGGTAAGGGATATGAAGCCCTTAAATCAACAGCCGACAGTATGCGAGCGCTTGGTATTAACGCGGCGGCCGCACAAAAAACAACACTTAAGTTTGCTCAATCAAACATTGATTTATCGCAAGCAACACTATTAGCAAAGACCGCTCAAGATTTATCGGTGGCATCTTCAATGACCGCCGAAGAAGCGCTTCAATCAATTACCATGGCGGTAACAACTGGTAACACAAGAGTCCTCCGTCAAATTGGTATTACTACTGGAGCCTCTGACGCTTATCAAAGATATGCCAACACAATCGGAAAAGCGGCTAAAGATTTAACAATGGCTGAGCGCCGTCAAGCGGTAGTCAATCTTGTTATGAAAGAGGGAACCAAGGCGGCGGGTGCTTATGCCTTGGCTATGGAGTCACCAGCAAAACTTATCACCATGTTTGGTGACTTACATGATGACCTTAAAGTTAGCATGGGAGCAGTTTTAGTTAAAGGCTTTGGACCAATTATTAAATCTGCCTTTAAGTTTGAACAATCTATTGTCACCGCTGTGAGTTCAGGTGGAAAACTCGCTCCAGTTCTTGAAGCAATTCAAAAAGTAATGGTAAAACTTACAGCCCCTATCGCCACGGCTATTGATAAGTTTGCTGAATTTATTGATGGCATGGATATGACTGGCATAAAGGTAAATGACCTTGCTGGCAAAATCGAAATGATTCTCCCAGTAGTTGCTGGTTTTGGTGCGGCTTTTGCAACTATGGCTGGAAAGTCCGTATTTAGCGCTGTGCCTATCTTTGGCAAACTTCTTGGATTTTTGAATCCAGTTGCCGTTGGTTTTGTTGCTATGGCTTTGACTTCAACTCAAGTTCAAACAGCCGTGGGTAGATTACTTGCGTCCCTACGCCCATTACTTGATGTTGCTAAGAATCTCGGAAGTGTCTTTGGTGGAGTGCTGGCAGTTGCGGTTTCAATTTTTGCTAAGGCTATCAACGCAGTTGCTTCAGTAATTGAGAGAACTACAAAATTCTTAAAAGACCATAAAACTATTCTTTATATTTTAGTTTCTGCTTTAGCGGCGGTCACTCTTGGAGTCATTGCCTATACAGTTCAGACAAGACTTTCTACCGCGGCTACTACTCTCAAAGCCACAGCGGTCAAAGCACTTAACAAAGCAATGTTAATTTTGAAAAGCACAATCTTTT